CCGCCGCCGCCGCCGCCACCGCCGCCCCAGACATTGCCGGAGTCCATGTTGATGCGAAGCTCAATGCCGTCCACGGTGATGGCCGTTCCGCCGGAGAACCCGGCCAGCCCGGGACCAGCAATAGGGCCGCCTGTCCCGCCTTCAGCATACCCGCCAGTCCCGCCGGCGCCGCCCGTCCCGCGGCCTGTGCCGTTGAACGTCGCATGCACAATAGAGCTGGACTCGAATCCGGCGATTGTCATCGTGTCGATGTTCACGCCGGAGTTCACGGTCAGGAACACATCGACCGGCCCCTCTGGCTCGCCGGCCGCCGTGAAGAGGTTGTACAGCTGCTGATTGGTCGCAACGGTGACAAAGACCGAGTACCTAGCCTGACCTCCCATCATCATCGGAATTGGCGGATTCCACGGCATTACTTCAGGTCCTGCATCATGTTCCCGATCCAAACGTCCAGAGCTGCCACGTACTCGAACGCGAGGTAATCTACCGCATTCGCAGTCGCAGTCGCAGTCGGCACGATCCCGGCCGGGAACTTGTACTTCGATCCGTACGCCAGCGTGCGCCCGCCTGTGGCGTCCTGACGCACGACGATCCTGATGGTCTGCCCATCCACCGGGTCCCCGGTCGGATTCGACAGGGTGGCGTTCCCAGTGAGCGTGAGGCCGAAGCTGTTCGAAAGGCTGGCGTCCACGGCCACGGTGCCGCCGGAGATCGACAGCGCGACCTTCGTCGTGCCCTGCGCCTTCGTGAAGACCTGATCAGTCGGCAGGCCCTGATCCTTGCGCGCGTAAGTCGCCGCGGCAACACCTCCCAGCTGGAGGGCGTTCTCGGCCTCGGCCACGTCGGCCAGCGTCTTGCAGTCGGTCCCGTCACAGGCAACCAGCTGGACAGTGCCCTGCGGGATCACGGCGCCAACACCGGCGGCCGTCTTGATCGTCAGGGTCTGGTCGAGGGTGGTGTCGTTGAAGACGATGTACACCTTCGACACCGGCGGAATGATCACGGCCACGTCAGCGCTCAACGCGCCGGAGCACTTGAGCATCATGTTGCGCGCCTGATCGATATCGCCATTCGAAGTCGTGAGGGTGACATCGGTCCCGGCCAGAGCGATCTCCTGCACGCCGGCGATGGACTGCTCGATGGTCTCGAACACACGGTTGACGATCTGCCCCCAAGTGTTCGGGTTTTCCCCGTCAGCCTGTTTCTCGAGCCTGAGCCTCGACGTGTATGAGCTTGCCATTATCCTTCACCCCTTTGCTGCGGAGCCCCGGACATGCCGAGGCTCGAGTACGTTCTGCGGGCCAGCTTCATCACCTCGGCCTTCGCCGTGGGCAGGAGCGATGCGTACATCGTGGCCGCTTCGTTCATTTTCGCCTCATTCTTGAGGAATTGCCACGACTCAATCAGTGCCACCTGCAGCAGCAGGTCGCCCATGTGCGTGGCCAGCCACGAGTTCTGATTGGCCGGCGCCAGCCCGTCAGGCCGTCGGATGACCTTCATGCGCAGCGGGAGCACGGCGGCCGGCGTCGGCGAGAGGTAGAGCGTATCCTCGAACTCGGCGTAATACTTCGGCGCCCCAGTGTCATCGGTCTCGTCCGGCGCATAGTCGAGGCAGTAGGCATAGCCGCGCTCCTCGACGAGGTGATTCACCCCATCCGCGTCCCGATACCAGAGTGTCGAGACCATGACCGTGTTCGCCGGCTTGGAGACAGCCCGTGCGCCGCTCGTGGTCGACACGGTGTTGTCGATCTGCTCGAACAGCTCGAAGTCCAGATCCCGCATGATCCTGCTCTCGGCGCGCTTCACGATGAGCGGCATCTCGGCAACGAAGTCGGTGTCGTTGTCCGAGGTGATGGCCTGCAGGTCGGCGATGAGGGTGTTGTAGGTATACATGTTCTCTCCTAGAGATCAGGCGGCTCGTACAGTGATTCGCGCGAGCTTTCCTTGTCCATGTCCCCGGTCGCGTTCCTGAGGGCGGAAGGGTCGGCCAAGGGTGGAATGCGCTCCTGAGGATGCTTCGGGTCGTAGCACTCGACGCACACCTGCAGGTCCTCGATCTGGCCATCGGCAACCAGCTCGTTCAGGAGGTACCGGAACCCGCAGCGCTGACAGTGACCCCAAGCCTTGGAGCCACGGGCGTACTCGGCCATGGTCACCACCTCCGGCTGCCGGCCGCAGAGATGCGGATCCGGGTATCAGCGAGTTCGCGCTCCGATGACATGGCGTCTTTGATCAGCATCTCTTCTTCGACCTTCAGGTCGTTGAACCGCGGCGGGTTGAACTTCTTCGCAAGGCGCGCGGCCAGCCCAACCGTGAACGCCTCGTTCCAGTGCCACGGGAGGTCCAGATTGCCCGCACGCCGGCCGACGTCCTCGGTCCTGCTGATGTACCAGTACTGGACCGTGTACGCCTTGTCAGGGACCAGATAGACGGTCACGGTCGACGCCGGGTCGGCGCCCATGAACGTGCCTCGGTTGGTGAAGTACCGGTCGGGCCGGCCGGTGAGGGTCTTGTCGTTGAGCGAGCTGTAATCCTCGCGCGATATCGCCATCATCGGGGTGGCCGCGTCCTCGCCGGTGGGGACCACCATGGCATGGAAGATATCCCACCCGCCTGCCGGCAGGGTGAACTCGGTCTCGCCGGCCAAGAGGGCCTGCGTGCCGTACTTGATCTGCCACTGCTTCCACCCGCGGTTGAACCACGAGCCCATCATGAGTTCGGCGCTCCGGGCCGCGGACTTCAGGTGACGCGCATCGAGCTGGGCCGGGTCAAGCCCGGCCTGCTCAAATGCGTCATCTACAAGCTCCGCCAGCTCCGGGTAGAAGAGATACGTTCCAGTGCTGGCCATTGCCTACTCCTCTATCGCGGCCCTCAATCAGACGCGACGATAATTGCGGTGACGGTGCCCGTCCCGGAGGTGATGGCGAGCTGCAGCGCGGTCACTGGGAAGTCGAACTGGGCCTGCCCTGCGCCGGTCCCCGTGAGGGCACCCGCAGGGTGGTCGGCCCATGCCGGCGTATCGCCGCGCAGCACGTTCGCCAGTGTCCACTTGAGCGTCCAAGTCGCGGTCCCAGTGACCGCGATCTGGACAGTCATGTTCTCGTCATACCGGTTGACCGGGATGGTCTTGTTGCTGACTCCAGTCAGGGAGACGTTAATCGGCCGAGAAGCCATGCGTCACCCCCTTAGTCGTTCAGCGCGCCGTCATCGTCCATCACGTAGATGACCGTGGCGGTGATGGTGCCTGCGGTCGCCGCCGTGCCAGTGCCCAGACCAACAAGGATCTCCTTGTTCTCGGTCAGAGGAGCGTCAGCGACGAGCAGACGAGCGGCAGCATTGGCCGTGGTCTGGTTCGCGGCCAGCTCGCTCAGAGCGCCGGAGAAGCCGATGTTGAACGTCGGCGAGGTGCCGCCAGTGACGCCCACGCCGGCCACGATCGTCTCGATGACGCGCGCGCCCTTGGGCAGCACGATGCCGGTCGAGTTGCCGGTACCGAAACCGGTGATCGGCGAGAACGAGAAAGTGACGGCCGAGGGCACGACGGCGGGCGTCGAGCCCGGGTTGGCGCCATCGCCCTTGCGGCCGAAGCCATGCTGGCGGAAGTATCCGCGGAAAGTGTTACGAGCCATTCTGTTGTCTCCTGAAAAGAGCCTTCATACCCACCATGGGCATGATCGTTCCGGCTTTGGGAGCGCCCTCGTGAGAAGACGCTCTCAAAGTGCCACCGTTTTACGCCACGGTGGCCACAGCGCTGAGGAGCCTTGTGAGACTCTTCTTCTTAGGAGCCCGAGCCCTCGGAGCCGAAGGCACCGCGCCAGTCGCTCCAGCCGAAGCTGTAGCGCTCACGCGCCTTGTAGCGCATGTTGCCGGTCTCGAAGTCGCCCTCGACACCACGCTTCAGCGCCACACGCTGCATCGCCTTCAGGCCGTCGGGGCAGTCCGTGCGGATGAACCACGCGTCAGGATCGGTGAACCGATGGTTGACGTGGATGCCGCCCGGGAACGCGCCCGAAGACTTCAGAGCGTTGATGTCGTTGTCGCCGGTGCCAGACCGGTAGGGCGACATCAGGATGCGCTCAGCGATGAACTGCAGCTCGGTCGGGATGTGCAGGCTCTTCGCCTGCGCAGCGATCGGAATGCCGCGCTCGTCCGTCCACTCGGAGATCTGGATGAGGGCCTCCTCGAGGGCGGCCTCCGACAGATCAGCCGGCGTGGCCAGCTTGTTGCTCAGCGTGCCGCCGCCCCACAGGGGGTGCGCGGTGCTGAAGAGCGCGACGCCATCGCCGCCCGGGTAAGAAGCAGAGAAGCCGTTGTTGTACACATTGGCGCCCTTCACTTCCTTCGTGTGCTGCATCGACCGCGCCAGAGCACGAGAGTACTTGGCGCCCAGCTCGCCGTAGAGACCATCTTCCATGGCCTCCTCGGTGATGGCGAACGCCAGAGCGATCGTCTCGTGGACGTAGCGCGCCACAAAAGCCTCGGCACCCTCGTCGTACGCGACGCCGGCACCTTCGCCCTTGACCTGCGCGGCACCCAGACCGGCCATGAGGACATCTTCCTCGTAGGCCTTCTTGGAGTTGCCGACTTCGAAGAGCTTGCGCCACTCCTCGGGATAGCGCTTGTACTCCATCCCGAAGACCGCGTTCAGGCCTTCCTGCAGCTGCTTGCGAAAATTCGCACGATTCATAGCCATGGTTCAGTCCTCCTTAGACCGCTGCCAGACCGTCAGCCGGACGGTACGTGTGCAGATTGATGAGGACTTCGACCTTGGCCTGATTGCCGTAGGCGTTGTCCGGGCGGTCGACGAGACCGAGGATCTTCAGGAGACCCGCGGCGCCAATGTCCGAGCTATCCAGCTCAGTGGCGGAACGACCAGTGGAGTCACTGCCGGTGCCGACAACGACATCCGCGAGCTGGCCGATATCAGCCTCGACGACATCTTCGTCGGCCTGAATCTCGAACACGATCTGCGGGTCGTCGAAGACGTAAGCCTTGACGGTGGTACCCGTGGCCACGGCGCCGGGCGCCGGCCAGTACGGGCGGAACTGCACGTCGCCATTCGCATCGACGTACTCGCAGCCGGCGAACACGCCAACCGCGGGGCCGTCAGCGTCAGACAACGCGATGTTTCGGCCAGTGCCAGTCGGAGAGACGAGCGAGCCGCTGTGGATCTTCGTGCCGTAGTCGGCGGCGATCGAATACACAGAGGCACGGATCGTCCCACCACTCAGGTGGCGGACCGGGGTAAGGCCGTTCGGACGGTCTACATTTGCCATTATTCTAATACTCCGTTCTTACCCCGGCCCGGTCTCAGGCCGTTTATTCGTCCTGAGTACGCGGGACGCGAGGCCCCTTCTCAAATCCAACCGTGGACTTCCGCGTTGCGGTAATCGGCAGGTTGGGCCTTTCCACCTTGTGGACATCCATCTCGATCGCCTTGGTCTGCTGGTTCGTCTTACCCTCGTAATACGCTTCCCGCTGACGTGCCATCTTGATCGGCATCTCGCACAAAATGTTTCCTTCGACGCCGATGACCTCCCCGAACTTGCCGTGGAGAATCGTCGGCGGCGTGTAGCCCCTCGGCACTGAGTCAGCGCTTCGAGGCCTCCATCCTTCTCGGAATCGCTGGCTCACGTTCTTCGGGTCTGCCGAAGCGCCAATCGATGTCCGAATCCATCGCTGCACGAACCCTGCGCGAGGAGGGGGCGCCTCCAGCATCGAGGGGCGCTTCCACTCCATCTCCTCCTCTCGGGGGATGTCGTGCGCAGCCGCTGCACCGTGGTCCGTGGATCCGTGCGTGTGGTCGATCTCATGCGGGTCGCCCATCGCGTTCGCCGCGCGGGATTCGATCTCCGCATTCCGGCGCCGGGTCTCCGCGGCCTTGGCCGCAGCTGCTTTCCTGTCTTCCTTTGTCATCGCCATCGTCGTTACCTCAGCTGGTCAGCTTTGCAGCCGCGAACTCACGCAGGTGGTCGCGGTTGTTGGGGTCGAGACCGAAGCGCTCCATGTTGCGCTTGTCCTCTGCCGTGATCCGAACTTTCCCTCGAGCCTTGCTCGCCTTCTCGCTCATGCTGGTTCCCTTCGAACCCGCGGTCACGGAGGCCGGCTTGCGCCGCACGGTCGCCTTCTTCTTGAAGTAGCGGGGGAAGTCCTCGGCCACCTCGCGCTCGAGCTTCTGCCAGTAGTCCTTGGACTGGTGGTTGAGGCCCTTCGCGGTGAGGTAGTTGTCCGCGGCCAGAACGGCCCGGCGGAACTTCTCGTCAGTGCGGAACTGGGGATGTTCGTTGATCCAGTCGCGCGCCTGCTTCGGCAGCTTGCCCAGATCGATCCCGTCGATGACTTCGCCGGAGCGCCTGTTTTCTTCCAGACGCTGGCGGGCTTCCGTGGCCTTCGTCTCCGCGTTGCGGAGGTCGGCCCTGAGGTCGAAGATCTTCTCGTCGATCTCCAACAGCTTGTCCGTGTCACCCTCCTCGAGGGCTTCACGCTTCTGAGCACGCAGATCCGTCAGCGACTGCTCGATTTTCTCGCGCGTCTCCGACAGCTTCTTCTCGTCCGCCTCCGCTTCCCATCGGGACTCGAGGCGAGCGAGCCGGGCTTCGGTCTCGCTGAGCTGGTTCTGGAGTCGGTCGGAGCGCTTCTTCTCGCGCCGGATCCGCTTCTTGACTCGATCAGAGTAGGAATCCGTGTCGTCATCCTCCTCCTCGTCTTCAGCGGTCTCTTCGACCTCTTCCTCGTCGTCAGACTCTTCGTCCTCGGTTTCGTCCTCGAGCGCCTCGTCCTCGTCCTCGTCGGGCTCTTCGTCTTCCACGTCGAACTTGTCGTCTATGTCGAGCTTCCCACCGCCCTCTTCAGTGGCGATCTGCTGCTTGGCTGCGCGGGTGAGAGGGTTGTCCACCATCTCGTCCTCGAAACCTTCGCCGTCATCCCCGTACAGGGGGGAAAGCTGCGACTCGATACCGAATCGTTTCGTACTCATTTTTTTCTCCGCCGGGTCTGTTATCCCGTGTTACTCGCAAATGGTGAGGCCATCCTCTGGAAAACTCCAGAGCTGAAATTGCACCCCCTGTCAAGAGGGGTCGTTCAACATCTCAGGCCGTTCAAGAAATTTGAACGCTTGAACGTCAGTCGATCCACGCGTAGTAGTCTTCCGGGTTCTCGATGATGCCCTGCAATTCCGTGTCATTCATCAGGATCAGCAGGCTCTCGTCGCCCTTGACGCGCATCTTCTGGCCGGCGAACGGCGCGAACACCACCCAGTCACCCACCTTGGGCCGGCGCATGCGGTCCAGCTTGATGCCGCCCTGCGTGGTGGCCGTGAAGGCCGCGTCGCCCATGGCAAGGATCTGCCCGACGTACACCAGCGACTGCTCCGCCTCGGTCGTCTCATTGGCGAACACGATGCCGCCGGACGATTGCTTCGGCGCCTGCTTCGGGCGCACCAGCACCTTCCACCCCAGTGGCACCGGGAGCTTGATGTGCTCCACCACGCCGTCTTCCATCTCGATCTCGATCGTACCCATCTCAGTCTCCTCGTCTCGCTGTCACCAGCTGTGGTCCTGACACGCCGCCTCGAGCGGGGCATCAGGGCATGAAAGCTCGACATCCTCGCGCACGTTGCGCTTGCCGCCGAGCACCGTAATGTATTTCCGCGAACGCACCTTGCAGAACAGGTGGGTCCACGAGACTCGCCACTCTCGAACGAACTGGAACATCAGTCCCCTCCGGCCGCCTTGAAGATCTTCTCCCTGCGTTGCGCTGCTTCGTTCTGCGCGCCGTCCATCAGGCGGGCAATGAAGCGCAGCAGCTCGCTGAACGTCTTGCCCTGCTCCTTTGCCGCGGCTGCGAACTTGCGCGGCGGGATCTGGTGAGTCCCGATCCCGCGGCGCCTGAGGAAGGCTCGAGCCTTGCGAACCTCCTCTGGAGTTGGCCCGCTACTCTTCGCCGACATCGAAGGCTCTCTCCGCGGCGCGCACCTCTGATGGCAGCATGCCTTCCTTCACAGCCCGGCGCTTCAGCTCGGCCAGAGCGGCCAGATCCTTGCGTCGCTGCTCTGCCGCGGTCTGCATGTCCCGGCGCTGCTCCTCGTTGGCGGCCTGCGTCAGCTTGACCTGACCCTCCATCATGGCCTCGTCCTCCGGCGACACGCCCTCCTCTTCCTCCTGAGGCGGCTCCGGCGGGGCGATGTTCATGGCCACGGCCCGGGCTACTGCGTTGTCCAGCTCCACCGGCATGTCCTCCTGCTGGCTCATGTTCTGCCAGTCGGCCGGCGGCAGCGGGATCCCCAGCTGCTGCTCGACGCGGAACCGGTAGGCATGCGCCATGTGCTCCGCGAGGTGGGCCTGCAGGGCCGGCATGAGCTGCGCGATGAGCTGCTCGTCGCCCATGGCCGCCATCTCCTGCGCGAACATCTGATGCACCGCGATGTGCGCATCGTGATCCTGCTCGGGGAAGGCCGACACGCCATGCTGGCCGGTGAGCATGAGCTGGTTCTCCGTGACCGGGTCCAGCCGCTTCTCTTTGCGCTCCGGCAGGTACTCCTCGGGCTCGGGCACGCGCAGCGCCCGGAGCATGCCGAGATGAGCCTTGCGCACGGCCTCCTCGCCGTACACGCCGGGGCTGCCGTTGATCAGCTCGAGCACGGCCTGCGCGATAGCGATGCGCTGCGTGTTCGAGAAGATGTTCGGGTCGGACACCGGGATCACGTCGATCCGGTCGTCGAAGTCGTCCCTCATGACGTAGCGGTCTTCGCCGGCCAGCTTGTAGGGATACTCGTCCTCCATGTACAGGTGGTTGAAGCGCGCGATGAGCTTGAACTCCCGGCGCGCGGCAACGTGCATCCGCTTGTGGATGGCCGAGAAGATCTTGGACCCCTGCTCGATGATGGCGAGCGTCGTGCCCACCGGGCCGGTGTTGCTCTGGTCGCCGGTCATCGCCTCGGTCGTGCTCATGAACCGCTGGCTGGTGTCCAGCAGGATCTGCAGCGTATTGAACAGGGCTGGGCTCGGCTCCTTGAACGGCGGAGAGTAGAAGCCCTTGGCCAGCTCCTCGGCCGGCACATCGATGTCCTGCCATACCCCGGGCTTGAACCGGATCTCGCCTGACGCGCCGCGCATCTCCTTCGAGCGGAAGCCGCCGTTCAGGGACGCGGTCACGCTGCCGTCGAGGATCAGGCGGAGCGCACCGGACGCTGCCCGGCCGAGCGAGCCGATCAGGTGGATCAGGCCGAAGCCGTAGAAGCCAAGTCCCGGCAGGTACTTGTAGTGGACGAAGTTGATGACCTTGCGCTTGAGCCGGTCATCGGGTTCCCAGTTCCTGCGGATCGCAAGGATCTCGCTGGTATTCTTCTCGATCACCACCACGTACGGCTTGGGCGGCTCATCCTCATCGTCCCACGGGAACTTGTGGTACAGGTAGACCTCGTTGATCGACAGCGGCGTATCGTCCTCGTCATCACGCGAGACGTCGCGCTGATCAGCGGCATCGGAGAATTCCCGGCCGGACTCGGTCTCGATGGTCTGGGCCGGCTCCTGCGTCAGCTCGAGCAGGTGCCCCTCGGCCACGAGCGTCTCGTAGTCCCGGCGGGCCAGCTCGTAGCGGTGCGTGATGCGCGGCGCGTCCTCGAGGCTGGTGGCGTCATAGGGGACGATCAGGTCGTGCGCCTTCACGAAGCGCGAGACGGTGAACTCGTCAAGGTGGCTGTAGGTCACCTTCTTGAACGCGCTGCCGGCATACGGCAGGTAGAACAGCATCGAGTCGGTGTCCCAGAAGTGGCGCTCGTCCAGCTCGGTCAGCTGGTAATTCATGAACTGCTGGACACGCTCGGACTGCTGCTGCGTCTCCTCGGTCTCCTCGCCCACCACCATGGTCTTGACCGGGCCGCCCGGAGGGAATGCCTCCTCGATGGCGCGCGACTGGAACTGCACCATGGCTTCCAGAATCATCGGATGGTTGACTTGGCTGGCGCCGTCGAAGATCACGTCATCGTCAGGGACGTCCTTGACGCCGATGATCTCGAGGCCCTTGGCCATGCGATCGACCCAGTCCCTGCGCGACTCCTCGTCGGTGTCGATCTTCGTCAGCAGGTCGTCGGCCAGTGCAGTGCGCTCGCCCTGATCCAGCTTCTCGGCAAGGTTCTCGTCGAAGTGCTCCCGGTCCTCGCTCACCACGGGGCGATCGTCGAAACCCTCTTCGCCAAAGTCGACCTCGGTCTCCTCGCCTTCATGCCGAATGCGGTAGCCCTCGCCCTCCTCCTCGACCGGGCGGAAAGTCTGCAGCTCCTGCATGCCGTCTTCGAATATATCCATCAGTGAACCCTCTGGCTCTGGTTGTTCTGCGGCGTCTTATGATCACCGGCATCTTTCTCGAGCACGTCGGCCACCTGCTTCAGGCGCTGGGCCAAGTGCGCCCCCACGAGGGGATGACACATCAACCGGCTCGCGGTCGTGTTCAGTTCGATGTCGATCATTACGATGGAGATCGCCACCACGCCGCTGCTGTCTATCGAGCCTGCTGCGCTGTCCAGCATGCTCAACAGAAGCTCGTCGAGTGACTCGCCACTGGGCGTGGTGAACAACGGCAGATCGTCGTCTAGATCGATTGCCATACACCCTCCTCAGGGTCACAAGAGATTACAGGGACGGCCGGGCTCAGCCCAGCTCCCAACCTGCACCCCCTATGCGTACAGCGGGCCACGGCGGGCCTCCTTCTCGATCTCGTCGAACGGCCTCAGGTCGCCGGCCTCGTCGGTCTCGTTGGCGCCCACGATCGACCGGGCACGCATGTGAGCCCATGCGATCACGCAGGTGTCCACGACGTCCTTCAGATCGGCCATGGGGAACTTGGCGCACATGTCCACCACGTCCTCGGCCCACGGCCGCCCCGGGATGTAGTAGATCCGCCCGTCCGCCAGCGGCAGTGACGCGATGCGGGCCCGCTCCACCTTGTCCCGCACGCCGATCTTCACCGCCCTCACCGGCAGGCCGGCCCGGCGCAGCTCCTGCACGAGGCTGTGGCCGCTGGCCTTCTTCTCCACCAGCACGTAATCGCACTCGAACTTGGCGTGGATCTCCTTGGCCTTCTCCCTCAGGTCCGGGAACTCGAGCTTGCCCCGCCACGCGCCCAGCAGGATGGCGCACTGCTTGTACGTTCCGCCGTTCTGGACGATCTCCCCGGTGCGGCCGCTGATCGTGTCCTCGTAATGCTCGAACAGGCCCCAGACCGTGCAGGCGCTCTCGTCGTCCTCCTCCTTGGTCTCGAAGGCCGTGTCCCACACCGCGATGACCGTGTGGACCTGCGGCAGCGGGCGGGGCTCGTTGCGCTGTGGATGCCACTCCGGCCACTCCCAGCGCTTCCAGTAGGACCGCTTCAGGATCATGCCGTCATCAGACGCCGGGTTCTGCTGGTACTGGGCCGTGTACTCGCGCTTCATGCCGGCCTTCAGCGATGCGGTGGCGGCGCTCCCCAGCCGGGCCGGGCACAGCAGCTCGCCCTCCTTGGTCCGGGGATCCTCGAAGGTCTGGCCCAGCCCCGGGACCTCGACGATGCACTTGCGCCGCGGGTTGAACTCGTTGGGCAGCTCGAGGACCACCCACGGGCCGCCTGACTGCACGGTGCCCTCGGTCTTCAGCAGGTAGCCGTGGAGATCGTCCTCGTGCGTCCTCTGGGCGTTGATGATCACGGAGTCGGTGTTCTGGTTGTTCAAGCGCGAGCGGGCCGCCCAGTTGTACCAGTCGATGGCGTTCTTGCGCTCCACCTCGGACTTGATGGCTGCCTTCGCGTTGAGCGGGTCATCGATGATCATCAGCGAGCCGCCCTCGCCCGTGGTCTTACCGTCGGTGGAGATGGCGACCCGGTGGCCGTTCTCGCTGTTGGTGTAGAAGTCCTGCCGGCGCCGGGCGAACTGGTCGACCATGGTCCAGACCTCGTCAGACGGCAGCGTGTCCACGAACCTGCGCTGGTACCACGGCGACATGATCAGCTGGCGTGACTTGCGGGCATCACGGATTGACAGGCCCTGATCGTACGAGGCGGTGATCAGCTTCCAGCCCGGGTCCAGCGCCCACAGGTAGGCCGGGAACATCACCGAGCACAGGATCGACTTCATCATGCGCGGCGGCATCATGATCATCAGCCGCTGGATGTCGCCGAGCGCGACCCACTGCAGGTGCTCAGCGATGGCGTCGATGTGCCAGTTGGGCGAGAACACGTCCGAGTCGATGACGTGCCACGCCTCGGGGACGAACCTGCGGAACTCACGACGGAACAGCTCGCCCTCGACCTCGAGCAGGTTGAGAGCGCCTAGATCTTCCCTTGTGATCTCCGCGATTGGTTGCATCAGCCGATGTTATCTCCTGTTACCCAACAGGCACAGGAGCCAGCGGCTACCCCTCAT